CACCGATGCGCAAAGAAGATTTTTTGCGCCGGATCAAAAAGGGTCGTACATTTACGTTCGACACGTTCGCCTCGACCAGCACGCGGAAAGGCGTGGCCCATGACTTCATCCGGTCCGGACAGATGAACTACCCGGATGCAGAGTCGGTCATGTTCCGCATTGAAGGAACCCAAACACGAGGCGTGGACATTCACCGGTTGAGCGGCCTGAGCGACGAGAAGGAAATCCTGCTGCGCAAGGGGCAGAAGTTCCGGATCAAATCGGTGATGCGAGAGGAACATCGCGGCAGGTCATACTGGGAGGTCATTCTTGAAGAAGTACAGTGAAGAGGAGCTCGATAAGTTGAGCCCCGAGGAGTTCGAAGCGTACATGAAGGAGAAGTACGGCAACAATCGCTTCGGCGATATTGACGACTTGGACTACATGACCTTCGATGAAGACGAGGAGCAAGAGGAGCAAACCGGCGAGTGATTCGCCAAACAACGGAGCGTGAAGCAATGTTCGATTTCGCAGAGAACCAGACGGTGGAAAGCCTGGACAAGGTGCCCAGCGACTTCCGTGGTCTGTACGTGGAAGGCGAAGGCGGCAAGTACACCCTCAACGGGGACGACGCCACCGTGGGCAGTGCCGTGAAGGCAATCCAGGGCCTCAACAAAGCACTCAAGGCCAGCCGGGCCGAGGTCAACGATGTCAAGTCGCGCATCCCGGACCTGTCCCCGCTGGGCGACTACGGTGACACGCCGGAAGCCATCGCCGAGGCGTTCAACACCAAGGTCGAGGAGCTCACGGCGGCGGCCAAGGGCAAACAGGCCAAGGACGTGGACGCAGCCGTGAAGGCGGCGCAGGAAGCCATGGCCAAGGCCCACGCCAAGGATCTGGAGAAGGCCACCGTCCGCAACGAGGCACTCCAGGCCCAGCTGTACACGCGCATGGTCAGCGCAGAAGCGACGGAGGCCCTGGCCAAGGCCGGGGCGTTGAATCCGGCCCTGGTCCTGCCGTTCATCGAGAAGCAGGTCAAGGTCTCGGAAGAGGACGGCCAGTTCACTGTGAGGGTGCTGGACGACAAGGGCACCGAACGGTTCAGTGGCAGCACGGGCGGCCACCTGACCATCGGCGAGCTGGTGCAGGAAATGAAAGCGGATGAGCAGTACGCACCGCTGTTCAAGTCCGAAGCACCGAGGGGTGGCGGCCAGCGCACCACCCACACCACCGGTCAGCGCATTCCGCAGGGCGAGAAGTCGGCTGTGCAGAAGATCGCTGCTGGCCTGGGCAACAGGAAATAGCTTGACCCGCATCGCGAGTTGAGCTATGTTGCCAACAAACCGGCCCACCAAGGGTGATCCGCGGACGGGCACAACGCTGAGTGAGTCAGCGCAACCAGTCTAACGTATTCACCCAATCAAGGAGGGCCGATAATGGCTTCTGTGACCCTCGCCGAGAGTGCCAAACTGGCACAGGACGAGCTGGTGGCCGGTGTGATTGAGAACATCATCACCGTCAACCAGATGTTCACGTCCCTGCCGTTCGATGGCATCGACGGCAACGCTCTGGCCTACAACCGCGAGAATGCGCTGGGTGGCGCGGGTATCGCGGGTGTCGGCACGGTGTTCGACGACGCCACCGACCGCAACCCCATCACCGGTGAGACTGCCCCCATCAAGGCCGCAGCCACCTTCACCCAGGTCACGTCCAGCCTGACCACGATCGTCGGCGATGCCGAGGTCAACGGCCTCATCCAGGCCACCCGGTCCGGCCACGGCAACGACCAGACCGCCGTGCAGATCGCCTCCAAGGCGAAGCACGTGGGTCGCATCTACCAGTACCTGATGATGAACGGCGACTCCGGCACGACCGATGAGTTCGACGGCCTCATCAACCTGGTCAGCACGGGCCAGTCCCGCACCACGGTCGGCACGGACGGCGACCTGCTCACCCTGGATGTCATGGACGAGCTGATGGACCTGGTCACCGTCAAGGACGGCCAGGTCGACTGGTTCGTCATGCACGCTCGCGAGCGTCGGATCTACCGGGGCCTGCTGCGTGCGCTGGGCGGCGCGGCCATCATGGAAGTGGTGGAGCTGCCCGGTGGTGAGGAGATCATCGCCTACTCCGGCGTCCCGATCTTCCGCAACGACTGGGTGGACATCGCCCAGACGGTGGGCGCGTCCACGGACTGCACCACCATCTTCGCTGGCTGCTTCGACGACGGCTCCCGGTCCAACGGGATCGCCGGGCTCACGGCCGAGAAGGCCATGGGCATCAACGTCGTGGACGTCGGTGAGAGCGAGACCAAGGACGAGCGCATCTGGCGCGTGAAGTGGTACTCCGGCCTGGCCCTGTTCAGCGACAAGGCCCTGGCCGCTGCTCCCGGCATCACGCCGTCCGGTGCCTAGTCACCACAGGGGGGACCGGGGTGAACCCGGTCCCCCGCAGCTGAGGAGCTGACACATGGCACTAGTATCCGTGACATTCGTCTGTACCGGGGCCAACACCGGCATGACCGGTCTGTTGGGTAAGCGGTGGAAGGTCCGTGATGGACGGTTCACTGTCGAAGCCGACGAAGCCCTGATGGCGAAGAAGACGCGGTTCTTCGGCCGGTTCCATGCCGCCTTCCCCGAAGGCAGCGCGGAGCTGGCTCATGCATTGGAGGTCGACCGTGGCAACAGTGCGCTTCAAGCCCTCCTCAAATCGAGGGGAACAGCGGCGGTACCGGCTGGAAGTCAGCCGGTCGTCGAACGGTCTGCCGAAGTTCCCGCAGACGACGGGAGCGCAGCAGACGCAGGTGGGAAGCCTGCCCCGGAACACGGTTCCGGTGGGGACGGACACGCGGACTCCGGGATGGACAGGCCGCACAAGTTCCAGGAAGCCGTTCGCGCGGCGGTAGCCAAGCTCGACCCCAGCAACGATGACCACTGGACTGTCGAAGGCCTGCCCCGCGTGGACGTGGTGGCGGGCCTCATGAACAAACCCGACCTGACTCGACGTGACCTGAATGAGTACGCTTCCGGGATGGTTCGTCCGCAGGGTTGAGCAGGTCTAGCTTCGAGGTAACAAAATGGCACGCGTATACATGGTGTGCCGAGGCAAGGACGGATGCCGGTGTCAACAGAACATGATCGACGGAATCCACTGTGCGCTGATCGTCTGCGAGCAGGACTCTCCCTGCGAGCAGGTGCTTCACATAGCGGATGAAGCGATTCGTGCCCTGGGGCATCAGATTCCGGACAACTACTTCGAAGAAGCCCACGACCTGGAGCACATTTCCGAAGGCTGCATGGAGTTGGGCGACGCACTCGTGATCTTGCCCAGGTGCCTGGAATTGCTCGACCGATGAAAGGATAAAAACCATGGCGATCGTACCTGGCGATTGGACGGTTACTCGTTCAACCGGCAACATTCGGTACATCGGTGATGACCATGGCGGTGCCTCGCCTTCCTACGCTACGGTGATCGAGCTTCACCGCTGGCTGCAGGATCTTGCTGATGACGCCAGTTCGTCCGGCGATGACGAGGTCGACATCACCGATGACACCCCCAGTAGTCGGGACACCGACAACATCATCAACCTTCTGGGCAGCTACAACATCGACGACACGGCGGCGGAGCACCTGTATGATGGCTCGATCATCCAGGGCACCGGCGGCACCGAGGAGTTCTACGACGGGATCGTGAACTTCGGCAACGCCGATGTGCAAATCCAGATCATCCAGGACGGCGCGGTGCTGACGGACGACTGGTGGAACTTCGGCGGTGGCGGGCTCAACCCCGACGCCAACGCGGGCATCAGCCACCGGTTCATGATCAAGACTCGCACCGCTGGGGCGGACATCGACGGTCGCCGGTTGCTGGGCACCAGCCGCACGTTCGGTAACACGTATTCCGAGTTCCCGATCAACGGCACCAGCCGGGGCAACAACGTTCTGGCCCTCAACGACACGGCGGACCTGAACAACGAAACCGCCGAAGGTACGGTCAGCGGCTGGACCGGCATCACCAACACCACCGAAGGCTATGCGCTGATCGACGTCAACAACGACACGACGGACGAGGCGTACTACTCCGAGTGGAACACCAACCAGCCCACCCGCTCCATCAACGACTTCTACGAGCGCATGAAGTGGCTGACCCGTGACGGTTCGGCCAGCACGCTGTACGGGTTGAACGGTGAGCTGTTCCGTGGCATCACCCACGAGATCAACATCGACAACCCCACCGGCACCTTCAGCGCGGTTGAAGCCGTGAGCTGGACGGGCGGCACCGGCCAGATGCTGGCCATCGACAGCGTCACCGCCGGAACCAAGATGTGGATTCAGCTGCTGACGGGCGTGGCCCCGACCGATGGCCAGACCATCACCGGTGTCTCCACTGCCACGGCGGACGTGAACGTCACGGTGACCAGCAGGCCCATTTCGACTCCGTTCGTGGGCGTGTCCACCGGCACGGCCATCATCGGGTCGTACGGTCTGGGCATTGAGAAGGCGGACTTGACGGCGGCGGACAAGGTCTTCGACCTGACCAACACGCAGATCACTCCGCCCAACAACGTCACGTTCACGGTGCTGGGCCTGGTGAGCACGGAAGACCGGGTGCTGGTCACCAACGATGCCAGCGGGATCGACTTTTCGCAGCTGACGCTGAACACCACGCTGAGTGGCGCGGCCGAAACGTCAGTCGTCGTGACGGCGGCCATCCCGGCGGACACGCCGAGCACCGGCACCATCCGGGTCCAGCGAGACAGCGGCACCTACACCCTGCATCCCTACAGTGCCTGGACCGGAAGCACGTTCACGATCACGTCGGCGGACTTCAGCACGGACAATGCCACGTCAGGCAACAACGTGTTCATCAGCTACATCGACAAGGTGGCTGCGGCTTCCAGCGAGGCGTTCACCACGGTGTACGATGCGGACCGGACGCTGTTCGTGCGCGTGCGTGACGGCGGCGGCACGCCCATCAAGACGTTCGAGACAACCGGTACGCTGGGTTCGGCAGGAGGTAGTTCGACCGCCATCCGGACGCCCGATGCGTAGGAGGAGCCGTGATCAAGGTTGCAGGTCTGTGGGAGCTGGGGTATAGTGCACCGCTGAACGAATATGATGTGTGGCATGTCATCATGCGCGCATTTGAAGTCGACGAGTGGTGCATGTCCCCGGTTTCCGGCCTGCTGGGCAAGCAGGTCACCGAGCGGGCTGCCCTGGAAACCTTCATCGACGAAAACCCTGACTTCACGCCAGTCGCCATCAACGAGCACGGCGATATTCCGCTGCAGGATTTCACTCATCCTGAAAACGCACTCTACGTTTTGGGGAAGGTTGGGCGTAGCACATTGTCGTTGGGCGCGGTTTCGGTTCGAGTGCCGGTGCCCAGCGAGGAAGCCTATGCCATTCTGTGGCCACACCAGATTCTGTCAATCGTGCTCTATGACAGGCAGGTGAAAAATGGCCTGGACCGTATCTGAGCAACGAACCGTCTGGAACGAAGCAGACGCGGTAACCAACTGGACAGGTAGTCCTGCGCTGTTCACTTCGGAGCCCACGCCGAAGGAATTGAGCGGGTGCATCGGCTACACCGTTAGCACTACGACAGTCCGTGCTGGCTATGAGGACACCACTACCCCGGCTGACCTGAGCAGCGGCGTGCTGCTTTATGTCTGGGCCTACGGTGCGGGTGTTATGGACACCTACGCCAATCACGGCATCACGCTGTATGTCAGCGACGGGACCAACGAGATCGGCTATGATCAGGCTGGTTCTGACGTGGCGGTGTTCCGTCACAATACAGGCCAGATTAGCTGGCAATGCTTGTTGATTGACACGGGGAATCTGCCCGGCACGTTCGTAGCGTATGCAGGCAGTGAAGCCAGCTTGGACTGGACGAACATCGAAGTCATTGGCGTCGGGTTCAAGACGCTGAGCAAAGCCGTGGGTGGCCTGGACAACTGTTTCATCGACGTTATCCGCTACGGCAACGGCGGTATCGTTTGTTACGGTGGTTCGTCTGGCACGCCGGAAACGTTCTCGACACTGGCAGCGGAAGACGAATCCAACGCCGACGGTAAGGCGTACGGCATCATTCACGAGTTGGGTACTCAGCTGTTCGGTGCGCAAGGCCCGATAACGCTTGGTGATTCGGCCGGAACGAATAGCGTCTATATCACGGACAGTGCCTTCACGTATGTGTTCGAGGATCGCGGGTTGAGCACGGGCAAGCTGGGCATTACCGTTGTGAGCAACGGGACTGGCGTTACCAATATCAATTTCCAGGGTGGGACGCTGCTGGCTCCAGCGGGTGTAGGAGCCTTTTGGGATTCCAGCGACGGCGATATCAACCAGTTGGTCTTCAACAACATGGTCGTCAAGGGACTCACCCAGGGCATGACGTTTGCTTCGACGGGGGCTACGGTTCACGTCGTTAGCGGGTGTACGTTCGATGGCTGTTCCCAGGTTGATCCGGGGGCCACGCTGTTCCAGGATGCTCTGATCACCAACAGCGTTACGGCCAACGGTAGCATGCTGCTGGATTCGTCGGGTACTTCGCGAATGACCAACCTGGAGTTTGTGCGCGGTACCGGTGGGCATGGTATTTACATCACGGCCACCGGGACGCACAACTTCAGCAACTTCACCTTTAGTGGGTTCGGTGCAGATGGCACCACGACGGCGGCGGTGTACAACGACAGCGGTGGGGCCGTGACCATCACGGTCAGCAATGGTGGTGACACGCCCACGGTGCGTAACGGCACGGGAGCTTCCACCACTGTCCAGAACTTTAAGCGGATTCAGATTCGCGCCGTTGACAGCGAGACCGGCAACGCTATCGGCAACGCTAGGGTATACCTCAAGGCCGCAGCCGGGGGCGACTTGACAGAAGGCACGTTGATCACCACCGGCTTGACCCTGGGCACGGGGTATTACATCGACGAAACGTTCAACTACACCAACACCCAGCCGGTCACTGGTTGGGTGCGCCGGTCAACTTCTGGCTTAGGTCAGCTGTACAGGGAAGCAAAACTGGGTGGCCAGATCACGGCTGACGGATACGACGTTACGGCCCTCATGGTGCCGGACGATTAGGAGCAACGTGGACGCCAAGCAAATCGAAATTAACCGGCGCAACATCGATGCGTTGGTCCAGGGAATGGCCGAACAGGGTAAGGTCATCACGAACCTGGAGCGACAGATCCAGGTCCAGGCCCAGGCCCTAACCACCCTGGACAATCTGGTGAAGCGCATGATGCAGTCCATGGCGAATGCGACCGCATCGTTGGGCACCGGGCCGACTGTGAGGTAGACAATGCCTATCAGCATCGACTGGGGAACCAAGGTCATCAACGTCCCGAAGGACGCGATGACGTTGCTCCAGTCCACGCCGAAGGAAATCTACGAGTTGGACGTGGACGTGTTCCGGCAGACGTTGAACGATCTGCAGGACGATGAAGAAGGTATGCCGTTTGATACCACCCACCAGCACAACACCAGCGTGACGGTTGGCGGTGTAACGCTGGCGCGGACGGTTGAGATCATCAACGGCTACACGGTCACGTTCGAGGACGGGCAGTACCGGGTTGTGTGCACCAACGCCAACCACAACCTGGCTGAGGTCACGAACGTCAACCAGGTTTCCGTCACCACGACCAACTCTGCGGGGCTGGTCGAAGGCGTGGCCCAGGCGGACGTGGACGTTGTGCGCAAGCTGACAGCCAACCGGGCGGTGATTTCGCCGGATGACCTGACGGTAACCATCTATGACGACGATGGCGTGACCCCGTTCCAGGTGTTCGACATTTCGGCCGACAAGCGGGAGCGCGACCCGCAATGAACATCTACCCGGACTGGTTGTTGCTGGAGGTTAGCGGGGGCGGAGGCGGCACCATCATCGTCAACGGCCTGGGCGTAGACGTGGACCAAGAATTAACGGTGTTGCTGGAAGGGGAGCTGGAGGCTATCGTTGAGATTGAAATGCCGGTGCCCGTTGACGCAGGGCTGCTGGCGGTGTCGTTGGAGGGTGACTTGAGCATTGAGCTGGAGGCGTGTCCGTCGTGAGTTGCGGTGTAGCACTTGAGGACGCATTGGCCACGGCCCTGGAGGATGGGCCGGACGTTGCGCTGCCACAAATCTGCAACGCCTTTGAGGTGCCGCTAGAGTGTCCCGAGGTCACGGCAACCATTTACCAGTGGATCATCAACGGCGTTTCGATTAGGGTTATCTGGTCCACTGTTCCAAATTGTCGCGCATGGACACGTTGGCGAGAAACAGATGAAGCCGGTACCAGTCCCGGACCTTGGTCCTTCTGGCGCGAAGTAGAAACCGTGGGCGTTTATCAGTTGTGGCAAGATACGATTGTTGCGACTGGCTTGACCCCGTATGATTGGTACGACGTACAAATGAGGCACGAGCCGGAAGGCTACGACGGGTGGCAGGAGATTTGGCCGCTGTGCGGTGGCTGGTGGCACTTGCAAACACCCTCAAAAATTCTACCACCGCCGGAACCGCCCATCGAAGTACCGGACGTTCCTGCGTAGAAGGAGAACACGATGGCACTCGAAACACCAGTCATCGACATCACGTACAAGCGGGGTGACTCGCGGCCTCTGGTGTTCGTGCTGTCAGACAAGAACACGGGCACGGCCTTGGATCTGACCGGATACACGGCTCCCGTGTTGGCGGTCAACTCCGAAGCCGCACCCACCGACGTCACCAACGAGCTGTTCAAGGTCACAGGCGTCATCGATGCAACGCCTACCACCGGGCGGATCTCGTTCACGCCCACCACGACCAATTCGGACCAGACACCGGGCACCTACTTCTACGATGCTCAGGTGCTGGACGCCAGCGGCAACAAGCTGACGTTCGTGGAGGGCAAGTTCAAGATCACCCAGGATCGCGCAAAGGACTAGGCCATGGCATTCACAGTCGAAGACGGGTCCGGGCTGGCTGACGCCAATGCTTACATCACGGCCCAAGAGTGGCAGGACCACCATGTGGATCGGGGCGTAGCCACGGCCAACGACGGAACGTACGGCACCACGGAGATCGAGGCTGCCATCGTCAATGCCACCGACTACGTGGAGAAGCGGTTCGGCAAGCGGTTCAAGGGCTGGAAGCGCAGCCGGGCGCAGGCCCTGGAGTGGCCGCGCACCGACGCCTACGATGATGACCAGCACACGTTCGACGACGTTCCGCTCCAGTTGAAGAAGGGTGTCGCCGAATATGCGCTGTTGGTCCTCCAGCTGGGCCGCAACCTGGCTCCGGTGCCGGGCGTCAGCTTCCCCATCATCGATCCCGAAACCGGGGAAACGTCGGTGCAGGGTTCTGGCTTCTTGACCCGGACCACGGAGAAGGTTGACGTGATCGAAGACACCAAGGAGTTCGACTCCGGCAACCGGCCCATGACGTCATCCGGCAATATTACCACACAGCAGATCCCGGAGTACCCGCAGGCCGACATGTGGATCGAGGAGCTGCTGACGAACGAACGGGCGGTGTGGCGTGGCTAACTTCACGAAGCTGGCGGCAACGGCCCTGCGCCTGATCAACGCCAACGGGCGCACTGTCACCATCGTCCACCAGGGCAACACGCCCACGGACCCGACCAAGCCTTGGCGGGGCGAAGACACCACGGTGCGGGCCAGCGTGACCGGCACCGGGGTGTTCACCAGCCTGGAGGCACTCAACCCCGACAACACGAAGCGTGAGGGCCAGATGCTGTTGTTTGCGGCCAGCGCGGACGAGAGCAACGATCTGGAGGAGTTCGATCAGGTTGTTGACGGTGCCCGCTACTGGAAGATCGTCCGGGCAGAAGTGATCGGCCCGGCCGATACGCGGGTGCTTTACAAGTTTGAGGTTTCAAGATGACCGCGACCATCGACCAAGCTCGTGATGAGATTCTAGGTACATTCCGAACGGCTTGGCTGGCAGACTCCGTGAGCCAGTCGGTGCCGGTCTTGTACTCAGATGTGTCGCAGGAACCCCCTGACACCGGAGCCTGGGCCAGGGTCACCATCAACCATACCACGTCAAGACAAGCCACCTTGAGCAACGAGACCGGTGCCCGCCGGTTTCGTCGAGTGGGGTTTGTCACCGTCCAGATTTTCACGCCGACAGGAGGAGGCTTGACTTTGTCGGACGGATTGACTACAATCGCGGTGCGGGCATTCGAGGGTGTGACCACGACCCCTGGTCGCGTCCTTTTCCGTAACGTCAGGCCAATCGAGGTGGGCCAGGACGGGAATTGGTTCAACATGAACGTAGTGGCCGACTTCGAGTACGATGAGGTGAGGTAACATGGCACAGCTCAACAAAATTGACAGTAACGTAACAGGTCTGCGGTACGCGGAAGAGGAATCCTACAAGGTTCTGCCCACGACCCCGGACTGGATCCCGCTGGAGCCCAACTCCTACGAGGACTTCGGCGGGGAAGTCAGCATGGTGGCTCGCAACCCCATCAACCCGTCGCGCCAGCGCAAGAAGGGTGTCATCACGGACCTGGACGCGGCTGGCGGATTCGAGACGGATCTGACCCAGACCAACATGCAGGACATGCTCCAGGGATTCTTCTTCGCCGATCTGCGGCTCAAGGACGAGTTCGGCGGCGGCGGCGAGATCACCGGGGTGGTCACGTCCACGGATGACTACCAGGCGGCTTCCGGCCTGGACGTGTTCGCGGCTGGTGACCTGGTTCACGCCAGCGGCTTCACCAACGCGGCGAACAACGGGCTGAAGTCCGTCAGCGCGGCCACGGGCACGGCCCTGACCGTCAACGAGAACCTGGTGGACGAGACGCCTCCCTCCGGGGCGAAGCTGGTCCGCGTGGGCGTCATCGGGGCAGCCGGAGACATCGACGTGGACGTGAGCGGTTCGCTGCCGGCCCTGACCAGCACCACGCTGGACTTCACGACGCTGGGACTGATCCCCGGTGAGTGGGTCTTCGTCGGTGGTGACGGTGCGGGCGAGGCATTCGCCAACGCGGAGAACAACGGGTTCGCCCGCGTGCGTTCCGTGGCGG